CGTCGAGCAGAGCTCGGTCCTTAGCGAATACCTCGCAGCGCTCCAGACTTATATGCGTCTCTTCGACGACGTAACCGGAGTTCAGCCGGGCGACCGGGGCATAGCATCCAACCCGAGAAAGAGCGCGACCGAGGCTGCGGCGATTACCGACGCGAGCAACCGACGCAATCAGGATCGCCTCGAGGTCATGGCGCTGATGTGGACGCGCCTCGCTCAATCGGCCTTCAAGTTCCAGCGCGACATCTTCGGCACCTCGGTTGACGTCCCTCTCGATAACGGCGTCATACGAACACTCCATGTCCCGGACCCAATGACCGCCTGCTTCAGCTTCGACGTAGACCCGGTTGAGCTGGGCCACCTCTCCAATCAGGGCGACATCCAGGCGCTCATGCAGTGGCTCACAGTCACGACCCAGACCCAGCAGACCTTCGCTCAGGGAATGCCACGCATGACCCGCGAGGCGCTGCGCCGCCTGGGCAACGCGATGGGCATCGAAGACGCCGATCTCTTCCTCGACGCACCCATCATCGAGCTGGGCCCGGAGGAGCGGTACATCCGCCATCTCCAGACCCAGCAGCCCATCCCGGTCTACGAGGATGACCAGCACGACATGTACATCGCCTACTACGCCAAGATGCAGGAGGCAGCTCTCCTGCGCGGCGATAGCGAGTACGCCATCATGGAGCTGCGGCAGGTCGTCGACCTTCACCGCAACTTCGCGGCGCGTAAGCAGGATGTGATCAACCCAGCTCAGATGGGTGATGTCATTCCGGGGATCGGTGCGGGACCAGGCGAAGTAGATAACAACATGCAGGCGGCACTCGCTGCTGGTGGCATCCCTGACGCTGTTCCCCAGCAGCAGATGGGCCTCCCGCCTGAAGCAGCGGGCGGAGGCGGATACTAATGCCTGAATACCCCTACCTATGCGGCGGCTGCGGCGAGCCCTGGACTGTAATCAAGAGCTTCGCCGAGAGCTCTGACCACGAGACTTGCCCGGGGTGCGGCATCGTTGCCACTGAGCAGGACTTCGAGCAGAAGAACATTGGCGGCTACGTCAACTCCGACGAGGACTGGTCCTCCGGTAAGGTAGTCGTCCAATTAGGCCCAAACCACCCCGACAGGATGGTCACATCGAAACATCAAATGGAAAAAGTTTACCAGAAGCACGATATAAGCATGGATACGGGCCACTTCAAGTCGGAGGAGGCCCAGATCAAAGCTACTGTACCGATCAATAAGCGCCGAGGGGGCTCCCCAGGCAGCGTTAGCGGCGTCAAAGAAGAATCTTGACACGCTGTCAACGTATGGTACAATCTCGCTTAATTGGGAACTTTTTCTACGGAACCAATAGGCAAACCATAGGAGAAGCCAATGTCTGAAGAACCTCTCGGAGAAGATACAGCTAACAGTGCTACACCCAGCGAGGAGTCTGCGCCCGTCCCCGAGGCGGCCCCGGAGATAGACCTTGCAGCGGAGGCCAGTCAAGCTGCTGTTACGGAACAGCGCTCGGAGGGATCAAAGATCCGTTCGTTGGATGATCTCGACCTCGAAGGCGCAGTGCGTACTCAGATCGAGTCATATGTTAGCAAGGCTGTTAATGATGCCGTCAGTAAACATGACGAGCGCCACAAGCAGCGGCTTGACGATGAGGGCTTTATGAACAGGTCCCAAATCGAAGAGCTTCTTGTGCAGAAGGATGCCGAGTATTCTCGGCGCGAGGAGGCAAAGGAAGCCTTCCTGCAAGTCCTGGGCACCGAGGGCATTGCCCCCGGCTCCGAGGACTACGGGAAGATCCAGAGCTTCTATCGCACGGCTGTCGAAGACGGTCGCATCACTCCGCACATCTTGCTTTCGGAGGCAGGCATTAAGACACTCGTCGCTATGTCGGGTGTGTCGGGCGCGTCTAATCGGGATGCGGCTGGGCCACGGAGTGGGCTGACTCGATCAGCTCCATCGCCGGATGGCTCGGTCACCTGGGCGGATGGCACGACACAACTGAACGCGAAGGGTGGAGGTGAGGCTGCTGAGACTCTTGAGGAGCGTGTGCGACAAGCGGTTGCGAAGTCCATTGACCCACGCAGCTAACACAAACTCAAGGAGGAAATAGGCAATGGCCATTCCCAGTTATGCTCAATCTCTAGACACGATGGTCACCACGGCCCTCGAGACGATGAGCAAAGATCCCATCAATGCTCTCACCGAATCTGGTGAGAAGTTCCTGAAGGCCGCCGCTACCAACGGTCGCGTCTTCGTTGTCAATGACGCCGAGTCTGTTCGGCACCCGATCCTCTATGGACACGGCGAAGACTCTTCGCTTTATGTGCCTGATACAGTTTCAGGAACCGCAGACGTTAATAACCTCGGTGCAGCGGCATCGGAAATCCTCACGCAGGCTATCTTCTTCATGCAGGCTGGTACGCGGAATATCAACTTCCCGCAGTCCCAACCCGCAGGCAACCTTATCGACTACGTTTCGACTGTCGTCAGGGCCAACATGATGAAGATTTTCAACGAGGAGGAGATTCTCTTCGCTCAAGGTATTGCAGGCGGCTCTTCTGTTCCGGGCTCCCCTGTGGCAAAAGACCCGATGACTACGGACGCAAGCTACTCGGCTGGCTATCCGATGTCGCTTCGGGCGATTTTCCAAAGCAGTTCCGCACCCACCTCGATTGAGGCTGACGGCACCACGACGAATGAGTCGTTTGCTAACGTGAAGACGGATGACATCGCTAAATGGCAACCGACGTATCAAGCGACTACGTCGGCTACTCATGCGACGCTGTTTGCCGACCTCCAGTCTGCAATCCTCAGTGCGTCGTTCTCTGAAGTTGAGCGCCCGACCCATGTTTACATGGCTCTTGGCTCGTTCGAGAAGATGCTCAGCTTGCTCCGCGCAAGCGCCGCGCTCCCCGATCCCGTTCAGGTCGACATGGGTAAGGAGGGGACCATCCCCTTCGGCGGTGTCACGCTTGACTGGTCACGTTACATGGATAAGGGATCTGCCTGGGATGTCTTCCCTGACGAGGACACGACCGCGACTTACCCCATTTTGGGTATCAACTGGAACTCACTCCGCTTGAACACCGTTCGTGCGGGTAGTCCGGGTAGCGATAACCTCGGCTTCATCCGCCAGCTTGGTGACATGCAGGCTCATCCGCTGAAGACCAACCTCTTCAAGCGCATTGAGTGGAAGCGTCAGTGGTCGATTGATAACGGTCGCCGCTCGTTCTTTAGCCTTGGTGACGCCACCGCTGCCGGCTACACCAGCATCGCTTAGAAAGGGAGCCTCTACCGATGGCCACGAAGGCAGAACTACGCACTCGGCTCAAGCGTCGTCTTGGCTTCGCTGTGGTTTCATCGGTAGAGGACGAACGTCTGGGAGAGGCCCTGAACTCCGGGATTGCGAGAGCGATCTCCGACAAGGTCCCTGGCCTCTCCCACGACATTTTTCAGGGCTCAGTTAGCGGCGAGCTCGCCCTGACCACGGCGGTGATCTCTGCGGGCGGCACGACTGTAACCCTAGATTCCCAGAACCCGATCACCTACCGCGTCTACCCTCACGACATCATCGTCGTCGATGTCAGCGGAACCGAGACGAAGTTCCTGATTCGCGACACCAAGGATGCCAACGAGGTTGACATAGGCACTCCGTCACCCGCAGCCTACTCGGGCGGCAGCGCCTCCAAGGTTATCCGGCGCAGCATCCCGCTGCCCACTACCGGCCAGATCGTCGAGGTCTTCCGGGTAGGCTCCACTGGCCGGACCAGCAAGTTAGTTTACGAGCCGCTCTACGCTCACAGCGACCCGTTCGAGACGGGGACGCCGAAGTTCTTCGAGCAGCGCTACTCAGAGACGCATGGCAAATCGTTCATCTCGCTCTGGCCCGCGCCAACCAGCTCAACCGATCAATTCACCATCATCCAGACGAGGGCGGTCGAACGCCTCGACAGCGATAGCGACACGCTACTCTTCCCCGAGGAGGCCCTCGACGCCATCCTCGAGAGAGCTCGCCTGGCCTACTTGTCATGGGCGGGGACTTCGCTACCTGTCAAGGCCAGCTTGGCTATGGAAGCTGTCAAGGACTCAAGCGACTCACTCAAGAACACCTCGAACGCCACACAGATATTCACTAAACAGTAGGGGTACATACCGATGTCAGATTGCGGATGTCCAGGCGAGGATTATAGCGGCTCTTGTTGTTGCGCGTCTGTAACGCTTCTGCGTGGAGGTATTCATCCCGACTATATCAAGACCGCCCATGTCGATCTCTATGTCGATACTCCAGGCACTCGGACCTTCAATGCTGCCCCTCTGACCGGCGATCCTATACACATCATCTCTGCAACTGCCAGCCTGATGTGCATCAAGCGCAGTACGTCGACGTCCGCAGCTAATATGCTCAAGCAGGTCGAGGAGTTCACCTCGTCCTACCTAGTCCCGGTCACTCGGGAGAGTAACCCGGTAGGTTTCTCGCTCTTCACCCAGAAGCAGTGGTCAGCGAGCGACGAGGATCTCGGCGGCTGGAACCCCCATGCGGATTCAGTGGAGGGGAGGGACTACATTGTTACCGGAGCGTTGACTACCCATGCTCCCTCGTGGCAGAGCCCGCCGGATCTCTTCGGCCACTTCTGCGACGGCGGCGTCTATGCCGAGATCAATGCGCCCAGCGAGCAATACGGAATACGCATTGTGGTCAACTACGTCGACCGTCTCGCCTTCTCGCCGGCCTACGCCGACCCAGTCTCTGTCCTCCAGCACTACTGGAAGTGTAGCCACTCGACTAACGAGGAGGAGTTCCTCGAAGGTTTCTATAACGGCGTCTCCTTTGAGAGGTTCCCTGGATCAGGTGGCAGTG